GCTTCTGCTAATGCTCTTGGGCTTGGGACTAACTTTGTGACAACAGCAGATCTTGATACAGCAGAAGATATAATAACAGCTATGGATGCTGACCCGCCAAGCGTTACGATAAGTTCAGCGGCGATAAGTGAAATAGCGACCGGAGTAAGTACTGAAGGGTTCGGAGCGATGGTAACAGCTAAATTATTAGCTTTCAAATAAAATTAAAGAGGTATTTATGGAAAACGTGCAAGACACGGTTCAGACTGACGAGAGTCAGGTACAGCCGACTGAAGCTGAAATTCAGGGAAAAAAAGTGACAGGTGAAACTCCTGCGGAATCGGAAAAGCCTAAATCCGAAGAGTTACCGGAAGGCGTAAAGAGGCGAATCGCTAAACTTACAGCCGAAAAGTATATTCTGAAAGAAAAGCTAAAACAGGCGCAGTTGCAGAACCAAGACTTAAACAAGAAGCCTGAATTTCCTAATCCTAAATCGTTTGAAGATGAATATGGGAATCTGAAACAAAAGGAATGGTCTGAAGCTGTATCAAATTATGAGGACTTACGGGATAACTGGAAAACCGCTCAAAGCAGTATCAAACAGGATGACGGAAGTATCAGGAAAGAGCTTGCAGATGCTCAGACTAAGTTCTATATCAATGGCGCTAAAATGGCTGAAAAAACACCTGACTTTTTTCAGGTTATCAATCAGCCGAATACTTATACCGTACCGCTTGGGAATGTATTATTTACAATGGAGGACGGGCATGAGTTAGCTTACTGGTTAGGCAAAAATAAGGAAGAAGCTATCCGTATAGGGAAGCTTGATCCTGAAAGCATGGTAGACGAATTAGAGGCGTTAAGGCAAAAAATTAATGTCAAGCCTCGTACCGTATCTTTGGCACCCAAGCCTATAAATCCTATCGATGGTGGGGACGTTGAAATAACCGACATCGATAAGATAAAGGATGATCAGGCATGGTGGGAAGCCAGGAAAAGGGAACGGTTAAAAAAACTAAAAGGATAACAATATGAGTAATTCATGGAAAACATTAGCAGATGGAAAGATAGGGAGAGGAACTCTTGAAGCTTTCCGAAACGCTCTTACCTTTATCCCTACAATCTCTCATCAGTATGATGGCAGATTTGATGAAGCAGGGCAGAAATCAGGTGGTTCAATCCTTATAAGGGAACCTAACTATTTTACAGTAAATGACGGAGCCGCTCTGAATGTGGATGACATTTCAGAAGCAACACAGACTTTCACTGTGGCGTCACAAAAGCACGTTGACTTTAACTGGACATCTGTTGAAGAATGCCTGTCTTTGGATGACGCTATGGAAAGAGTCTTTACTCCGGCAGCGCAGACGTTAGCACAAACGGTAGAATATTATATTCTTTCTCAGATATATCAGGATGTATATAATATGACCGGAACTCCTGCTAACGAACCTTCTACGATAGCGGCAGTATCGGACGCAGCTTCAAGGCTTTCTGAATATCTCGCGCCTACAGAAGGAAGGGCATTACAGCTTAATCCTACTGCGATGGGCAAAATATCACAGAGCGCTTACAGCTACTTCCATACAAACGAAGAAGTGAAAAACGCTTTAATTAAGAACTACATAGGAAGTGCCGCTACGTTTGACTGGTTTGAATCAACAATGCTTCCTAACCACACAAACGGTACTCGTGATGATACCACCCCTGTTGTTAATACTTCAAGCGGAATAACTTCAGGAACCGATGTTATCACCATGACTGCTTTCGGTGATGGCCTTACTTACGAAAAAGGTGATATTTTTACTATTGCTGACGTTTATGCTGTAAATCCTATCACAAAAGCACGACTTCCGTTTTTACAGCAGTTTGTTGTTCAGGCTGATGAAACAGAAACAGGCACTGGCGATATGAGCCCGCAAGTTTCTCCTACACCTTACACTTCAGGAGTAAGACAGAATGTCGAACTCGTAAACGCAGGCGCAGGCAAGCTGGTTAAAAACCTTACGGCCGGCGGTTCTGGGGCGGCTTCAACTGCTTATAAACAGAATCTTGCTTATCACAAGAATGCTTTTGCGGTAGCCTTCGCAAAACTTACACGTCCTTCTTCAGGCGAATGCAGTTATACTACGTTCGATAAAATCAACCTGAGGATATGGAAGAGTTCAGACATCAACTCTGATACTCATCCTTGTAGGATTGATGTTTTGTTTGGATGGAAAACAATCCGTCCGCAGTGGGCTTGCAGGGTAAGAGGCGCATAGTAAAACAGGGGCTAATTTAGCCCCTGCAATTAAATTACAGGAGAATATTATGGCTACATATAATTATTTGACAAATGGGCAGGATGACGGCAATGTCATAGGAGCCTCAGCTACCGAAAAAGTAGGTTTTTTCGGGGCTACACCGGTAGTACAGCAATCAATTTCGTTGGGAGCCGGTACTACAACTACGTTGCTTGCGGCTGATGTTGCGGCTATAAAAGCCGCGCTGGTAAGTTTAGGACTGGTGGCAGCGTAATATGAAAATATTTCTGGCAGTCACATGTTATGATCATAAAATTTACGGAGAATGTTCGGAAGCTCTATTGAAAAATAGCGTAACATTGATGACTGCCGGACATACAATAATACCATATTACAGTAATGATCTTTATATAGACAGGTCAAGAAATGTCTGTGTAGATTTATTCCTCGGTACTGATTGCACTGACCTGGTATTTATAGATTCTGATTTATCTTTTGAAGATGACGGAATTTTGAAATTACTTGAACACGATAAGGATATTGTGGCAGGCGTTTACCCATATAAGAAAGATCAGAAAGACTTCCCGGTAACATTGGATTTTAGTAGGAACAATAATTGTAAAGACGAAGAAACAGGACTCGCTTATGCGACAAGAGTTCCTACCGGATTCATAAGAATACAGCGCAGGGTTTTTGATAAGCTGGAAGCTGAAGAAGATGAACGTAATATCATACAATATTTTAAGACAGGTATGGTTATAGATGGAGACCCAAACTGGTGGGGTGAAGATACTTATTTTTGCAGGAAATGCGTAGAAGCAGGAATAGAAATATTCGTTAATCCTTATTTGAATTTTAAACATATAGGGAATAAAGAATATAAAGGTAACCTGTATGACTTCATAACCAATCAGTATAAAACTCTGGTTAATTGTGTCCAGGTAGACGGATGGCTTTCAACAAACGAAGAAAGTGTTCTGAAGTTTTTAGCTTCTCAATCATCTAACGCTGTTGAAATAGGAAGCTGGAAAGGGAAAAGCACGAAAGTGTTACTTGATAATTGTAAAAGACTTGTTTACTCGGTAGACCACTGGAAAGGCGCGAATGGAGATATGACAAAAGCTATGGCCGGCGACTATGTGTATGAAGAGTTCATAAAGAATGTAGGGTCTTATCCTAACCTTAGAATACTGAAAGGTTTATCACTGGAAATGGTAAAATTCTTTGATGACTATGCTGATTTAATATACATAGACGCTGATCATACTTATGAAGGATGCAAGGCCGACATAGAAGCATGGATGCCTAAATGCAAGAAATTCCTTTGCGGACATGACTATTCATTCCCTGGTGTTAAAAAAGCAGTGGATGAGAAATTTAACAAAGTAAATGTTGTAGATTCGTTTTGGTGGATAGAGGTTAAAGATGGCGACAGTACAAAATATAATTGAACGTAGTTTAAGGCTTTTAGGGATAAGAGATTTCTCCGATACCGACAGGCAATCTGAAGCTATTGAAGCTCTTAATACGTTATTAACATCTTTGCGTTTAGAGATGCACCATTCTCTTATACTCGAAAATTTTACTCTTGTGGCAGGTACATCAAGTTATACGATAGGCACAGGCGGTACAATAGACACTGACAGGCCTATAAGAATTTTATCGTGTTATATAAGAGATACATCAGGGAATGATCATGAAGTCTTTACTGAAATGTCAAAATATGACTATGATAAAATTTATGACAAAGACGCGCAGGGAAGGCCTCAGAATCTTTATTATGAAAAGAGTAATCCTTTAGGAATAATATATTTTGATACAGCCCCGACGGATGCTGAAACATGCTATATCAGATCGCTGAAACCTTATACTGTATATACGGATTTAACCGATACACTTTTGCTTCCTCTGGAATATGAGAAGACTTTGGTGTATAATCTTGCTATAGATCTTGCGCCGGAATACTGGCTTGAACCATCAGCATATGTGACGCAACAGGCAGCACAGCTTAAAAATGACATCGAGAATGAGAATTTGAATCCGTCACCGACAGCGTATCTTCCAAATGAAATTTTGGGGTTAAGATAATGCCTTATTTAGGACAAACTTATAAAGTACCTCAGGTCTCCGGATGGAATGCCAACCCGAACTATGATTATGTTCCTAACGAAGCCATGCTTGATCCTAAAAACATCAATCATCATAGAGGCGGGCGAGAACCAAGAGGCGGTTCTGTTCCTGTTTTTGCGAATGCGATTACAAGCACGCCGCAGATAATGGGCGGTTTCCAGTACACTCTTGAAAATGGCGATACCTATATGGTAGTAGCCTGCTCCAATGGGACTATATACGTAAGCGATAAAAATGATTTCACTGTTTGTGATACACAGATAAAAAGCGGTTTAGGTTCAAGCAAATATTCACATTTTGAAACGTTCTATAATAAACTTTATATCTGTAACGGAAATGATATTCCACAAATATGGGATGGAACATCTATTGTTTCATTTCTTACAGCGGCTCAATGCGCAGCCCCTACAGTAACAATAGCAGGAGCTATGGGTAATGTTAATTTAGGATCACATTATTATAAGATAACTCATGTAATAAGCGGTACTGAATATAATGGCACAGCCCAATCGCTTAGCATAAGTTCTGCTATATTATCAACAGCACAAAGGGCTGCCCCGACAGTAGCTATGGCTGGTGTGGCAGGGAATGTGGATAATGGGGCTCATTATTATAAAATAACGTTCATAATAAACGGAGCTGAATATAATGGAACTGCGGAAACAGTATCAATATCAGTAGCAGATAAGTCAACAGACGGGCAGGTCAGCCTTACAGGAGTTCCTGTCGGGCCGGCTGGAACAACAGCAAGGAATATATACAGGACAGAAGCAGATGGGGTTACGTTAAAATATTTAGCCCAGATAGCCGATAACACTACTACGACTTATACAGATAACATAGCAGATTCAAGCCTTACCGATACGATTCTTGATGAAAATATGGATACAGTAACCGGGCAAATAAGCCTTAGCGGAATAGCTGCCGGGCCAACAGGAACAACAGCAAGAAAAATTTATCGTACTGATGCTAACGGTTCAGCGTTAAAACTATTGGCTACAATAGCTGACAACACCACTACAACTTATACCGATAACATAGCTGATTCAAGCTTAGGCGCTGCAATCCCATCGGAAAACATAGGACTTTCGCCTTCAGATTGGACAGGTACTTCACAGCCTAAAGCAATGATATCGCATGGAATAAGAGCGCAAAAGAGACTATGGGCGTATGTAGGGAATTACCTATACGCAAGCAGAAGCGGAACAGCGGACTTCTCCGATACAGAAGTGACAACTATTAAGATTTTGTGCAAAGAAATTACAGGGCTGATAGAGTTTGGTGGCAGGTTGCTGGCGTTCAGTAAGGATAAGACGTTTATCGTAGACGACACTTCAATTGACATATCCGAATGGGGCTACCAAGCTGCTATATGGGAAGGCGGGGCAGCTCACCAGAGACTGATAATAAAGACCCCTACAGATGTTATGGTAATGAGCGAAACAGCTGAAATGTTCTCAATAACGGCTTCACAGAATTACGGTGATTACCAGACAGCCTCGCTGACAAGACCTTCTTATCTTCATAAATGGGTTGAAACAGCTCTTGATCTTACAAAGATTGAACAATTTCATGGAATTTACGATCAGGAATTAAGATGTATAAAAATATTCGTTACCGGTATAGGGAAGAGTTACCCGGACATCGCGATGGTTTACTTTGTAGACCTTGGCGCACAGGCAGGATGGACAAAACACGAGTTTATGACTTATATGAGAAGTTCCTGGGTGACGAGGGTATCGGTATCAGACTGGAAAATTTACACCGGAGGTTCTGTCGGGAAGGTTTACTCACTTGAATCTACCACACTTGAAGATGATGGTTCTGTTTATCGTGTAGAATGGTCTACCCCGCCAATGATATTTGATAACCCAAGATCAAAAAAACGATATGACAGAATGTGGCTTGTAATGAAGCCGGTAGCACTTGAAACTATATCGGTAGATATATTGATAGACGACAAAAATTTATCAGGTAATTATTTAATAGCTGATGAATACGGGAATATAGTTGGAGATGAATTACTTAATTCTCTCACATCAGAATCAATTAACCCTTGGGAAATAACAATGACGGGATTTTCCAATATTTTACAAAATTATGCTGATGATATTGGATATGTAGGCACAAGAATACAGGCAGTGGTTTATAATACGTTAGGTGAGAATTTTTTTATTTCATCTTTGATGTTTGATCTACTCGAATTAGGTTCATTTAATTAGGAGGCAATATGGCAGTTAAACAAATAACAAATTTTGATGCGGTTACTACCCCAGCATTAACCGATGAGCATATAGTTCAGCAAGCCGGTACAACAAGAAAAGAAACAGGACAGCAGATCCATGATACCGCTGCAAGTCTAACTACAAAAACAGATGCTCTTGTAGACGCTGATACTGTACCCATTAATGACTCTGCCGCTTCCGCTGCCGGAAGGAAAAGTACCTGGGCAAATATTAAAGCTACTCTGAAAACTTATCTTGATACGTTATACATAGCATTAACTGGAG